TGCACAGAAAAACACATGGAACTTTAAAACCTTGAGGTAAGTCATGGAATTCAAAGGATATGAATATCTGAAAAACAAATTAATGGTTAAGAAATCCCGTGCGGATATGCGGTATCAGTATTATGAAATGAAAAACATCGTGCCGGACTTCCGGATCAGCACACCGCCGGAACTGATGTGGTTCAATGCCGTGCTTGGATGGTGCGGAAAAGCCGTTGACAGTCTTGCGGACCGACTCAGTTTTCGCGAGTTTGACAATGATCTGTATGATCTAAACGGGATTTACAGCGCGAACAACCGGGATGTGATCATTGATTCGGCGATCCTGGGCGCGCTGATCAGTGCTTGTGATTTTATTTATATCGCTGCGGATGAGTCAGGGTTCCCGCAGATGCGGGTCATTGACGGACGCCACGCAACCGGCATTATCGATCCTGTGACCAATATGCTCAAGGAAGGATATGCGGTGTTGGAAGTTGATGAAGTGGATCAGCCGGTCGTGGAAGCTTATTTTGTCACAGGCACAACAACCATTGTTGAGCGTGGCAGAAAGTCATATACGGTCAGGAACAACGCTCCGTATCCGCTTCTGGTTCCCGTGATCTATCGTCCTGATGCTGTTAGGCCGTTCGGACACAGCCGGATCAGTCGTGCGTGTATGTCGATTGTGGAATCAGCTGCCAGAACGATTAAGCGGTCAGAGATCGCATCTGAGTTTTATTCGTACCCGCAGAAATACATCCTTGGAATGTCTGAAGATGCCGAACAGATGGATAAATGGAAAGCTACCATGTCCAGTATGCTGCGGATTGATAAGGATGAGGACGGCGGGCATCCGGTTGTCGGACAGTTCACATCGGTCAGCATGACACCGCACACAGAGCAGCTGCGGATGTTTGCGGGATTGTTCGCCGGCGAGACCGGTTTGACATTGGATGACCTTGGTTTTCCGAATGAGAATCCTTCCAGCGCGGAAGCGATCAAGGCATCGCATGAGAGTCTTCGCCTGATGGCTCGGAAAGCACAGAAGACCATCGGAGTCGGTTTGCTGAATGCCGGTTATCTGGCAGCGTGCATCCGTGATGATTATCCATATTATCGCCGGCAGCTGACAGACACTGTGCTGAGGTGGGATCCGATCTTCGAACCGGATGCATCCATGCTGACCAATATCGGAGATGGTGTGATTAAGATTAATCAGGCGATTCCCGACTACGTCAACGAAAAGAAAATGCAAGATTTGACAGGTATCTGATATGACAGCTGCGGAAGTTGCAAAGAAAATACAGCGAGAATACGAACTGGCAATGAATGCCGACAAGAACATCGCCCGGATGTATGCGCGGATCGGAGACGGCACTGCAACGATCGAAGAGATCGGAGAGTTTGCGACCATGTCCGGTCAGCATATCGGGAACATCGTCGTGAGCAATCTGGAAGAAGCATTCCCGGCGGGCATTGTAACAGAGGCGGAAGCAATCGAGATGATTCCGCCGTCGCTTCGGACGAACCACGAATATGTTTCCGATGTTGCAAGGCGCGTTCAGGATCGTGTGAACCAGAAGAACGGTATCGGTCTCAAGGCGATTGCGCCCGAATTCGACTCAGATGGAGCGATCCGAATTGCTACGAATATTTCGGCATATGAAAACATCATGAATCACTCGGAAGATATTGCTGCGGTATTGGAAAACGCATCTCGCAAGGTTGCGGACAGGTCGTTGGAAGTCAATGCAGGGCATTTTGATGCCGCGGGGCTTGAAACAACTGTCGTCCGCGAATACGACGGTGTCGGCCTGCACGATGGTCGGGACGAGTGCACATGGTGTGTTGACCGGTCCGGGACGTTCTCATACAGGGAGGCGCAGGAAATCGGAGCGTTTCAGCGCCATGTCGGGTGCGGATGCATCATCACATATATGTCCGGCAGAAGATTAACACAGCGCCAGACAGATTGGACTCATAACAAGTGGGAGGACATCCCGCGTGAAACATTGGAGCAAAGGAAATCACACGGGAGGTGAATGCTTATGCATAACAACAAAGACCCGGTCATGATGGAGGTATAGACATGGACAGAGTCGGGAGACAATCCCCGACGGTGTCCGTGATATTACCCTATACTGACACGAGAGGCCAAGAAGCTGTTGACTTATACAATGCTACGGAGCGATCTGCTCTGGAATGGCAAGTTGCCCTCGATTATGACATCATGGCAATCAATGACGAGGGCTTATGGGTGCATCAGAAATTCGGGTACGCTGTCCCGCGCCGAAATGGCAAAAGCGAAAACATTCTGATGCGGTGCCTGTGGGGGCTTAAAAACGGCGAGCGGATTTTGTACACTGCACACCGCGCTACCACATCCCACGCAGTCTGGGAGCGTCTCGGACGGTTATGCGAAAAGGCAGACATCTGTGTTGAATCGTCATTTAAGGCATTCGGCAAAGAGCATCTGTATTGTGAAGGTGATTCGGTCATCGAATTTCGCACGCGCACATCAACCGGCGGTCTCGGTGAGGGATATGACCTGTTAATTATCGATGAAGCACAGGAATATACCCCCGAACAGGAAACAGCACTGAAATACGTCGTTTCGGACTCGGCAAACCCTCAGACAATCATGCTTGGAACACCGCCGACTGCGATCAGCGCCGGCACGGTATTTCCAAACTACAGGAAGAAGGTCTTGCAGGGTGATGCATACGAGTCTGGTTGGGCTGAATGGTCAGTTCCTGAGATGACTGACCCGCACGACGTCGAAGCATGGTACGAAACCAATCCGTCACTTGGAACTGTCCTGAAAGAGCGCACGATCCGGTCTGAGATCGGGGACGATGAGACGGACTTCAACATCCAGCGCCTCGGTCTGTGGATCAGATACAACCAGAAATCAGCCATTTCCAAGAACGAATGGAAGGCTCTGGAAGTCAACAGGCTTCCAAAACTCACAGGACAGTTGTTTGTCGGTATCAAGTTTGGTGCTGACGGACAGAACATATCGCTGTCCATTGCCGCCAGAACCAAGGACGGTAAGATATTTGTTGAGGCGGTCGCGTGCCGGTCGGTTCGCAATGGTGTGACCTGGCTTTTGGATTTCATTGAAAAAGCTGACGTCCGCAAGGTTGTGATTGACGGCAAGAATGGTACCGGCATCATGCAGGAAGCCATGAAGACCGCCAAACTGAAAGCAGCTATCATTCCGACAGTCGGCGAAATCATCACGGCAAATGCGACGTTTGAATTGGCTCTGTCGCAGGGTACGCTTGTACATATGCAGCAGTCAGCTGCCGAACAGGTGATTACCAACTGCGAAAAGCGAGCGATCGGGAGCAATGGCGGGTTCGGTTACAAATCGCTGTTGGATGGTGCAGATATATCAATCCTCGACAGCATGATGTTGGCTCACTGGATTTGCAGTGTCAGTAAAGAGAAAAAGAAACAGAAAATTGTGTATTAAAAGCATCGGTTCCGACCGGTGTTTTTTAATTAAACGGATACCAACCGGGAAAAGAGGGAATTATGAGCGATTTTACAGTAATTGAAACACAGGAACAGCTGAATCAGGTTATTGGAGAGCGGATCAGGCGGGCAGAAGAGAAAGCTGCTGCCAAGTATGCCGATTATGACGAAATCAAAACGCAGAACGAAGCATATGCAAAACAGCTCTCGGATTTACAGGAGCAGCTGAAGAAACAGTCAGAAACAATTGATGGAAACAAGTCAATCGTGGATGACCTGACAGCGAAGGTGCAGTCATATGAAACCAGTTCGCTCAAAACGGCGATTGCACTGGAACTGGGACTGCCATATCAGATGGCGGGAAGACTCACAGGGGATGACGAAGAAGCGATCCGCAAGGACGCACAGGCAATGGTTGAGCTGATCGGAAAAAATCAGCCGGTTGCGCCGCTCGGAAGCCCGGAGCCGTCACTTACAGGTAAATCAGAGGAAGACATCGCCAAGATTAAGTTTGGCGAATGGCTTAAAAACACTTAATTATACGGAGGTATAACAATGGCAACTGGAATTGCTACTAATCGTACACATTTTGAAATCCCGACAGAGATGTCCAACATCATCATCCAGAAGACACAGGAAGCTTCTGCTGTTATGTCCCTTGCAACTCGGATCGCACTTCCGGGTGCAGGCCTGACAATCCCGGTTCTCGCATCTGATCCGGAAGCAGCTTGGGTCGCTGAGACCGCTGCAAAGCCGGTTTCTAATCCGGGATTTGAAAAGAAAGTCATGCAGCCGTACAAACTTGCGGTCATCGTCCCGTTCTCCATGGAGTTCAGACGCGATGAAAGCACGCTGTACAATGCGTGTGTTTCCCGTCTTCCGGGCGTACTTGCAAAGAAATTCGATGAAACGGTATTCCACGGAACAGCACCGGGTTCCAATTTCGATACGTTCGCAGCAGTAACTGCACAGAGCATCGCAACCAACAACGAGTATGCCGGTCTCGTTGCTGCTGACGGTGACATTGCTGATCACGACGGCATTAACAACGGCTTCATTATTTCCCCAAAGGCAAAGAGCATCCTGCTCACTGCACTCGATGGAAACGACCGGCCGCTGTTCATCAACTCTGTTGCAGAGGGCGCAATCCCGATGATTCTGGGCGTTCGTACACTCCAGAGCAAAGCTGCATACAAGGCAGGCACAACCGGCACAGGCGCAACACCGAGCGTTGTTGGATTCGCTGGTGACTGGACAAAAGCTATGTACGGTGTTGTTCAGGGAGTAACCCTCGATATTTCCGAAGAAGCAACCCTGACAGTCGGTTCCGACGCCAGCGCAACCACGATCAACCTGTGGCAGCAGAATATGTTTGCAGTTCGCGCTGAGATCGAGGTTGGTTTTGTTGCGGATACAACCGTCTTCAACAAGCTGACAGCACCGGCAGCGTGATCGGAGGTCTGAGATATGACCAAAATGATCAACGCAATTTTCGGAACAGAAATGTGGGTTGCGGATGATCGTGTAGAAGAATACAAGGCGGCGGGTCATAAGCTCGCCGTCGAAGCTTCCAAGACCGATAAGCCCAAACGTACACTGTCCGGAAAGAAAACGGCGAATAAATGAGTTCCTTTGCGGAATTCTCAGACGTCATGACATTGACTGGCAAGACATTTACTGCTTCGGAACAGGAACGCATTGAGGCAATGCTTCCGCTTGTCTCGGATGCGCTCCGCATGGAAGCGTATGCAGTTGGCAAGGACTTGGATGCGATGGTCGAGGACAGCGAACCGTATGCAAGTGTCGTTAAACTTGTCACCTGCGACGTGGTTATGCGTGCCTTCCGTCAGTCAATGGATAACGAACCGATGTCTCAGGAATCACAGAGTGCCATGGGCTATTCTTGGTCGGGCACCTATGCGATACCCGGAGGCGGCATATCAAACAGCATCATGCGGAACGACCTGAAGCGCCTCGGCCTGCGCCGTCAGCGATACGGAGTGATTGACTTTTACTTTGAGCCGGATGAGAAGAAACCGGTCCCGGTTGGCGGAAATCGATTCTACATCACAGGAGTTGAGAACGATGGCTAAGATTAAAGGCATTACCGTTCAGCTTTGGAACAGGGTTCAGACAGGCGAGGACGATTTCGGACGACCGATCTATGCGGAAGTTGCAGAGGATGTTGATAACGTTCTGATCGGCGAGCCGTCAACAGATGGTTACGACAGCGCAACAGAAACCCTGAATACGACAGGCAAGATTCTTGCTTATACACTTGCGATCCCGAAGGGCGATACACACGTCTGGGCGGATCGCAAGATTACGTTCTGGGGCGAAACATTCCGCACAATCGGCGAACCGACGCAGGGCATCGAGGACAATATTCCGCTCGATTGGAACAAAAAGGTCAAGGTGGAGCGATATGGCTAAACAGGCAAAGCTTGAGAAGTTTGAACTGAATTATGCCGGAGTCGGAGAGCTGCTGAAAAGCGGCGAAATGAAAAGCGTGCTCATATCTTATGCGAATCAGGTCTCCAACAAGGCCGGAAACGGATATGTCGCATATGTTGCGCCGACTCGTGCCGTTGTTTCTGTTGAGACAGGCACGGAAGAAGCATATCGGGACAACCTCGAAAACAACACACTGGAAAAGGCGATCAGGTCATGATTGAAATTACTCTTTTGAGATATTTGAAAAGCAAATTGGATGTTCCGGTGTATGCGGAACTGCCGGAAGATATGCCGGACAGGTTTGTGACGATCGAGAAGGTCGGTTCCAGTAGGACGAATCATGTCGTTTGCGACTCGATCGCGTTCCAGTCTTATTCGCTTTCGCGTCTTGTTGATGCTGCTTATCTCGACGAAGCTGTCAGGCAGGCGATGGATGAGCTGCCGGCAGAAACAGAAATCGGTTCCGTGTATATGACGTCAAATTATAACCACACAGACACTCGCACGAAGCGATACCGCTATCAGTGCGTTTACGAAATTTATCACGTTGGAGGGTAAATAAATGGCTAATAATGCTAACAACGTAACAGTCGGAAAACCGGCGATTGATGGTGCGATCTATCGTGCACCGCTCGGCACTACCGTTCCCACATCGATTGATGCAGACCTGGATGAGGCATTTGCATCACTTGGATATGTATCTGAGGACGGTGTTACCAACAACAATTCCGCATCCAGTGAAGACATCAAGGCGTGGGGTGGCAAGGTTGTTCTGACCACACAGACAGAAAAGACAGACACATTCACATACAAACTCATCGAGGTGCTGAACGTCGATGTTCTCAAGGCTGTATATGGCGACGACAATGTCACCGGCACACTCGCAACCGGCATCACCATTGATGCAAACTTCGATGAGGCAGAGCCGTCTGTATGGGTTATCGACATGATCCACACAGGCTCCAAGAAGCGTATCGTCATTCCGAATGGCAAGCTGTCAGAGCTTGGAGAGATTTCCTACACCGACAACGAGGCTGTCGGCTATGAGATCACAATCACGGCGCTCCCGGACAGCACCGGATCAACCCATAAGGAATATCTGAAGAAGAACAGCTGATATTGATTTGGAGGTATTGCAATGATTAAGGGCAGCACAAAATCTGGATTTGAATTTGAAATCTCAAAAGACATCCTGCAAGACGCGGAGTTCCTTGAGCCGATGTATGCGATTCAGGACGGAGAGGCATCTCAGCTTTACAAGCTGATCAATGTAATGCTCGGCAAAGAGCAGAAGAAACGTCTCTGGGCGCATATCAAAAAGGTCACTGGAAAATCCCGCGTCATGCAGCCGGATGTCGAGACGGAGATTGCTGACATCTTCAATGCAATCACTGAGGATGCCGAGGCAAAAAACTCCTGACCCTCGCTGCAATGGTCAGAACGGATGAGGATGCGCTGATCTGTGATTTTGCAGAGACGTATCACATCTATGATTACAAGGCTGTGCCGTTGCGATTGAGAGCAACGCTTGCAGTGGGGTTGAGACCTGATTCCCGCATCAAACTGAAGATGATCGGATACACCGAGATTCCAACAACAGTCATGCTCGCACGCTTGGCTGATGATATGTCCATGTATCGATATGGATGGACTAAGGATGCGGAAAAGGGCAAGAACAAGCCGGTTCTGTTCACGCAAATCATGGCGGGAGATGCAACAGAGCCGAAAAAACAAGAAGGATTTAAAAGCGGTGAGGAATTTCTTGCCGCCTGGAATAAATCATAGGAGATGGAACTATGCCGGATATCGGAAAAGCGTATGTGCAGATCGTTCCATCTGCACAGGGTATAGAAGGGTCGATTACAGACGTACTCGATCCCGAAGCGAAAAAAGCCGGTACGAAGGCCGGCAACAGTATATCCGGCAGTCTTGGCAAAGGCTTACAGACAGCCGGTGCAAAAATGACCAAGGTCGCAACCGTTCCGATTGTTGGCGCATTTGCAGGCGCAATCAAGACGGCTGCGGATTTTGATGCGGCAATGTCGCAAGTTGCAGCGGTATCAGGCGCAACAGGTGATGACTTCGACGCATTGCGGAACATCGCACAGGAGATGGGCGCGACAACCAAGTTCAGTGCATCTGAAGCGGCAGAAGGTCTTAACTATATGGCAATGGCCGGCTGGAAGACTGATCAGATGATCTCCGGCCTGCCGGGCATATTAAGCCTTGCGGCTGCGGCAAACGAAGACCTCGGCACGACATCCGACATCGTTACGGATGCCATGACAGCATTCGGCATGGGTGCGG